TTTGATATTTCTCCCCAGGGAGTTTTTGAGAAAACATTATTGATATTTATCAGACTAAGGAGGTGTTGCTATGGCAGAAATAAGTGGGAAAGGAATACCCACAACAAAAACAGCAGCTGCTGTAGGTGACTATTACACCGATACAGATACAAGCTACAGGTATGAATGCGACTTGGCCTATATATCAAAAGACAATAATGGTAAAGATGTCGTCTACTATAGGTGGTCTAAGGTTAGAAGTAGTTCATCCGGCGGTGGAACAACTGATTACACTGATCTGACGAACAAACCAAAGATTAACGGTGTGGATCTTACCGGTAATAAATGTACATCTGACCTAAAACTCGTAGGCGAGGATACCGTCAACAATAAAGTGTCGAGTATAAAATCTTATATTGATTCTATTGTTGGAACTTTTGACCTGAGCTGGACCGATGATAAATATATATCAAAAGATGATGGCTCAGTTAACGATGAAGCTGGATCATCATGCAGTGATTTCATTGAAGTCATTCCTGGGACAAAACTTATCATCTCGAATACAATGACAACAGATAATGAGTGGAATGCATTTTATGATTCTAGCAAAACATTCGTATCAAGTTTTTCAAATGCTACGGGAGCTATAACAGTACCAGAAAATGCTAAATACTTCAGGTTGTCAAAACACACCATAGCCACATTGACAGTGACGTCGGAAATTCCGAATCCGTTAACTCACGAAGTTACGCTCACCAAGTCCGAATACGATGCACTCACGACAAAAGATCCACTAACAACTTATTACATTACGGAGGATTAAGCCATGGCTATTTATCGTAATGGAAAGAAGATGAAGGAGATCTATCGTGGCGAAACAAAGATCGACAAAGTGTGTCGAGGAAGTAATCTAATAGCGGATTACATCGAGCGCATTATTTCAACTGGAACAAATGTGAAATTACTCACAAGCACCAGTAAGAAACTTGAAAACTTATTTGATGAGTTTAAATTCTATGGCTGGAGTAAACAAGCATCTGCTCCTTCAGTAAATAGTCCTCAAGAGATTATGTCATCTGGTATGGGCGGTACAATTAATATAATTGAACGAGGGAATAATATTCTGCCAAGAGGAGATCTGATGTATTATCGCGAAGCTTACACGACCGACATCATTCCGTGGTCAGGTGATACAAATATGACATTAAGCGGTACTGTTTTCACAAACAATGATGGAGGAGAATACCACGTATTTGTTGATTATTTGGACGCTGATCAGAAGTATCTCGGTACCAATGGGTGTTCAGACAAATGTGGTAAAACACCTACAAGATTTGAGCAAGTATTTGATGGGTCTTATGCCGGCGAGAATAGTACTCATCTCGATCTTAAGAACGACGTAAAGTATATACAATTGTATTTCTTCATTTACAACAATACGGCCAATGAAGTTTCATACAACAAGCTTATGCTGAACGTTGGGAATACAGCGCTTCCTTATGAAGTATATCAGGGATGTCAGTTGCTAACTTTACAGACTCCAAACGGTCTTCCAGGAATTCCAGTATCGTCTGGTGGAAACTATACTGACTCAGCTGGACAGCAGTGGATCGCAGATTACATCGATCTTACTAGAGGGAAGTATATTCAGAGAGTATGGCAAAAGACATTTGATGGTAGTGATGACGAGAAGTGGACTCGATATGATTCTGATGAAGGCTACGAAGGGTTTGTTATAATAGCTTTACCGGAGCCAATGAAATCAAGAGTTGGACTTTGTAATAAATTTCCAATACACACCGATTGGTATAAAGGAGTCGAAGGGCTTTGGTTAGGTTCTCCGTCTAACACTAATACAACATTATATTGTAAAAGCTCTAGCTTCTATGACAGTTCACTCGATGATAAAGGAATAGCTAACTTTAAAGCTAATCTCGCAGAACATCCGATGATTCTCATGACTTATTTGGATGAGCCAATTGAACGAGATCTGATGACTGAAGAAATTGCAGAGTACAAAGATCTTGCTAGTTATGATAATGTCGTAACGAAGATTAGCACAAACCAAAATGTAACAATGTCCGTTAAGTATCCAAAGAGATACAACGCGACCATATAAAAGACAAATAGAGGCTCACTCTTCCTAAGCTATGGAGGGGTGAGTCTTTATTAATGTAAAACTAAAGCAACATTTAACTGAGGCTATAAGGCGTATTCCGCAATGGTCCCGTCTTCTTATACTTTTATCTCCTTTCTTATAAGGGTGTACGATAATGATCACGTCTTATAGTCTCTGTTAAGTGCTGTGAAACTAATAGAGAGGAGGCAGTAACTATGGCGAAAGGTGTAACAAAGTCGTCAAATACTAGACGAAAGTCACGACCCGCAATAGATCCAGAAGCCAGAGAGAATCAAATGATAGCTCTAGCGGTCGATCTTGCCGAGCAGCAGTTGATAGAAGGTACAGCTTCTTCTCAGGTTATTACACATTTTCTTAAGCTCGGTACTACGAAGGCTGAACTTGAGAAAGAGAAACTAAGACGAGAGAACGAAGTATTGTCAGCGAAAGCGAAGGCTTATCAGTCAGGCGAAGAGATGAAGGAACTTTGCGAGAAGGCGATAAAGGCGATGCGAGATTATACGGGACAGGGTGATCCAGATGAATACGACGAATATTAAAACCTATTCCGAAATGGTGCGATTGCCGACATTCCTGGAACGCTATCGATATCTGAAAATTGGCGGACAGGTCGGATATGAGACTTTCGGATACGATCGATATTTGAATCAGATTCTTTATCGTTCACCGGAATGGAAGCGTTTTCGTAGAGACATAATTATACGAGATAACGGCTGTGATTTAGCTTGTGATGGTTATGAACTTGTCGGTAAGATTCTAATTCATCACATCAATCCAATCACAGTTAGAGATATCGAGCTAAGGAATCCGAAAGTCTTTGATCCGGAGAATGTTATCTCTACCAGCTTAAATACCCATAATGCGATTCATTACGGCGATGAAGGCTTGTTGATTATTGAACCTCTCGTACGAACACCAAACGATACTTGTCCTTGGAAACGAGCGTAGGACGGAAAGGAGAAACACATGGATAATAGTATTCTTAACACAGTGAAAAAGGCAGTTGGTCTTATGCCGGAGTACGATGCATTTGACGACACACTCATTATGCATATCAATTCTGTCTTTATGATTCTATCCCAGGTAGGTGTTGGTCCAGCGAAAGGATTCCGAATTGAAGATGCGTCGGCTAACTGGAATGATTATCTAACCGAAGATTACGAGAATTATGAATCTGTGAAATCATATATCTGTTTGAAAGTCAGACTTCTCTTCGATCCACCATCTAGCTCAACTCATATGCAGGCTATTAAGGATCTTATTAGCGAATTAGAGTGGCGACTGAACATCGAAGCAGAAGAATCAAAATGATTTATGAAGGAGGTAAATGAGAATGTATTCAAACGAACTTTATCACCACGGCACTAAACATATGAAGTGGGGTGTTAGGAGGTATCAGAACACTGACGGGAGTTTAACTAATGCCGGTAAATTACGGTATGCCAGAGATGCCAGAGAAAAAGAATTCAACAAATACGACGAGTCTAGCGGAAAATATTATAAGCAGTCTAAAAAGAACGGACGGACCGATTTGGAATTTGATGCGAAACGTTATGCAAAAGAAGATACAGAGAGAACAAAACGGTTAGTAGATTCTGGGCGTAATCTTTCGAATGATTTAAAACGAAGCGTCGACACGTCTTCCAAGAATCGAAAAGTTCCGAAAATGGATCTTTCTAATATGACGGACCAGGAAATGCGAGAACAAATCAATCGAGCAATGCTGGAGCGACAGTACAATGACATGTTTAATCCGCAGAAAGAATCGAAAGGTCGTGAATACGCTAGTCGTACTCTGGAAACTGCAGGTAATGTACTTGCTGTAACCAGTTCCGCGTTAGGTATTGCTTTGGCTATTAATGAGCTTAAGCTTAAGGGGTGATGAAATGACAGAACTTTATCACCATGGAATCAAAGGTCAGAAGTGGGGTGTTAGGCGCTATCAATTCGCTGACGGATCTGTGACACCGGCTGGAGCAAAACGGTATTATGCCAAACAAAGTAATCGTACCATAAAGCGAACCACTTCTTTAGCGAGCATGAAAGTGAAAGAGCTTACTAATACAGCAAGGACTCAGATCACTGGAAAACAGTACGTCGACACATATCTTAAGAAAGGGACTACTTTCTCGCGAATTCAGACCAGTAAAGAATTTGAGAACTTTGCATTCTACGCTACTTATAAGAAAGCGGATTCCGACAAGTATATGGGTCTATTTGGTAAGAACTTAACGAGTCGAGCAAATGCGGCGGCAAAACAGGCAGAGAAACAAGCCAATGCTTCTGGTAGCGAGGCTGATGCAGCTAGAGCAAAACAATTACGTACCATTAGTGACAATATGAAAGTTTATCAGTTGAAGATAAGTGCTACTAATAAACTCAGAGTTCCTTCGGACGAGAATGCAGGTCATATCACTGCAAATTTGTTAAAAGATAAAGAATTTAAGAAGAACGTAGAAGCTTCCATAGCCGATTCAAAAGAGAAAATGAGACGTGGGCAGCAACAGCTCTTATTTAAACAGGCTCAAAACGCTTTGAATAAAGATCCAACCAGGATGACGAAGTCTGAGAAAATAGCGGTTTATAAAGCTTTAAATCTTTCGCTTACGAATCATAACGATTACGAAGTGGCTGCACAAAATCGTTTCTATTCGGAGTTGAAGAAGAAGGGGTATAACGCGTTACTTGATTATAACGACAAGGAATACTCAAGTTATCATGCTAAACGTCCGATGATCGTATTTGATACTGATTCTGTAAAACTCCAATCTGTGGCAGAGACGAACCCGAAAATTGTTGATAAAATGTATCATAAATACAATACGGAGCGAATTGCGAAAGAGTCAGTTGCGAGCACATTAGGACTTGTCGGTAAAATGGGCCATAAAACCGTATCTGAGTGTAATTCCTATGTGGAACGTAAAATGAAAGATTATTTGAGGTAGGTAGGTGATGATATGGGTAACGAATTATATCACCACGGAGTCAAAGGTATGAAGTGGGGAGTCAAGCGATTTCGTCGAAATAGTAAAACGGGAAGTAAGACTGGAAAACGCCACTTCGGAATCGACAGTAAAGGCAACTTAACGATTACGAAAGAGAGGACTTCTAGAAAGAACGTTAAGAAATTTGCGGTTAAAACTTCTATATTTGCAGCAACAATGGGCGTTTCTGTATACATAAGTAAACATCCAGAAGTTGTAGTGAAGGGTATGAAAGCTACCGATAAGGTTTTAAACAAAAATAAAACGATAAAAGATGCAGCTGATATGGCTTCTAATTATCAAGTCTACTCGAAGAAATTAGGTAGAATGCTTACTGTAGAAGAATTGATTGCTAAAGGACTTATGTAATAACGAGAGCCGGCGATTCAGACGATCTTATGCACTATGGTATACCAGGTATGAAATGGGGTAACCGCAAGTCCAGTTATAGTTCAACAGGAGTTAGATCGGTGATTGCTCGTAGATCAAATGAAAAAGTTGATGCTGGTTTTAAGAACTGGGGCGAAAATTCTAAGAAGAAAGCCAATGCTATAGAGCTTGGACAGAAAGCGAATGTGTCTAAACGTGCTTATGAGAGTAATAAGTCAGATAAGGCTTTAAAATCTCAATATAAGTAGGACGCGAAAGCATATAAGAAAGCTCTCAAGGGAAATACGACATATCGAAAAGGTCAGATTAAGAAAGAAGTTGGGTCAGACCTTTCGCGTAAATATCTTAGTGACTCTAAGAAAGTAAAGAAGCAGTTGGATGCTGATCCGGTAAACAAACAACTTAGAAGCAGTATAACAATGACTGTGAAATCAGCAGCAACTACGGCAGCTGTAGCTGGTGGTATGTATGCGGCTAATAAGTATTTGACGAATCATCAGGTAACATTAAATGGTAATTCGGTACAATTTAGTTCTCAGAACGTTAGTGATATCATGGATGCTGCTAAAAAAGTTAAAAACTTCATGGGTTATATGTATTAAAAGTAAAAGTAGGTGATAAATCATGGCATTATCAAACACAGCCGTACCGCGCTATTATGGCAAATTCAGAGATGCCGTGATTAGAGGTGAGATTCCGGTTTGTGAAGAAGTATCCCTTGAAATGAATCGAATAGATGATTTAATCGCAAACCCTGGCATTTGGTATGACGACCAAGCTGTCGAGGGTTTTATTCATTATTGCGAGAATGAGTTAACTCTGACAGATGGTGAAGATCTTCATTTATTGGATTCATTTAAACTATGGGCAGAAGAAATCTTCGGATGGTACTACTTTGTGGAACGAAGCATTTACGATCCGGAAGAAGGCCACTATGTCAAGAAGACAATCAAGAAGCGACTGATCAATAAACAGTATCTGATCGTAGCCCGAGGTGCTGCGAAGTCCATGTATGCTGCTTGTATTCAGAGCTACTTCTTGAATGTAGACACGACAACTACCCATCAGGTTACCACAGCCCCTACGATGAAACAGTCGGAAGAGGTACTTTCACCAATCCGAACTGCTATCACGAGAGCAAGAGGGCCATTATTTCAGTTCTTAACAGAAGGCTCCTTACAGAACACAACAGGTTCCAGAGCCAATCGACAAAAGCTGGCAAGTACTAAGAAGGGCATCGAGAACTTCTTAACTGGTTCATTACTTGAGATCCGACCGATGAGTATCGATAAACTTCAGGGTCTGAACAGTCGAATCAATACAGTGGATGAGTGGCTTTCCGGGGATGTCCGTGAAGACGTTATTGGTGCGTTGGAGCAAGGTGCATCGAAGAACGATGACTATCTGATTGTAGCGATCAGCTCGGAAGGTACCGTTCGAAATGGCAGTGGTGACACAATCAAAATGGAGTTGGCGAAGATTCTCAAGAACGAGTATCGAAATCCACATGTATCAATCTGGTGGTATAAGCTGGACTCTATCGATGAGGTAGGAAGACCGGAGCTGTGGCTGAAGGCGAATCCGAACCTGGATAAGACAGTCACTTACGAAACTTATCAACAGGATGTGGATAGAGCAGAGCAAGCTCCAGCAGCGAAGAACGATATTCTGGCTAAAAGATTTGGCATTCCTCTTGAAGGTTATACTTACTACTTTACATACGAGGAGACATTGCCTCACCGAAGGAGAGACTTCTGGCAGATGCCTTGTGCTTTGGGAGCGGACTTATCGCAAGGTGATGACTTCTGTTCCTTCACGTTCTTATTCCCATTACGAGACGGATCTTTCGGTATCAAGACTCGAAACTATATTTCATCTTTAACATTGAAGAAGTTACCAGCAGCGATGCGAACCAAATATGACGAGTTCATGAAAGAAGGAAGTCTGATTATTCTGGAAGGTACTGTCCTGGATATGATGGAAGTTTACGATGATTTGGATAAACATATCATTGATAGTGACTATGATGTTCGATGCTTCGGATTTGACCCATATGGAGCGAAGGAGTTCATGGCTCGGTGGGAAACAGAAAATGGACCTTATGGGATTGAGAAAGTGCCACAGGGTGCGAAAACAGAATCCATTCCGTTAGGTGAATTAAAGAAACTGTCTGAAGAGCGAATGCTGATTTTCGATGAGGAGATCATGACATTTGCGATGGGTAACTGCATTACCTTAGAGGACAGTAATGGTAACAGGAAACTTTATAAGCGCAAACGTGAGCACAAAATCGATTGTGTGGCGGCTATGATGGATGCCTATGTTGCGTGGAAATTGAATAAGGATGCTTTTGAATAAGCAAAATTACCCGCCCCCATTTGAACGGGCAAGAGGAGGAAATAATGAGTGAGTATGTAATAACGAGAGTCGACAATCCAGATGAACTTTATCATCATGGTGTGAAAGGTATGAAGTGGGGACATAGAAAGAATTACTATGGAACGTCTGGTGATAAATTCAGAGCAAGCAATGGCGTAACTGTTGGTGCTCCAAAGAATGCAGGAGTAGCCGCCTTTAGAAAAGTTCAGGGAACCAAAGTCGGAGGAGCAGCTTTGAATGGAATGGCCAAAGCTAACACGGCTTTCTATGGTCGAGGTAAAAATAAAGGTATATGGAAAAACGTTGAAAAGCAGGTTCGTAGAGAGAATCAGGCAGTCAGAGAAGCTAATCAGGCTCATAAAGCTGCTAAGAAAGCTAACAAAGCTGCTAAGAAAGCTTATGACAAAATGGCTAAACAGAAAGTGAAGGATCTCTATAAGAAGTATGGTGATATAGAAGATCAGATCGACTACAGTCGACATGGAGATAAGAAGAAAAATTCTCAGCTTGAAAAAGAAATGAAGAGAATTGAAAATATGATGAAAACCCCTAGCTCTAAAGAAGCAGCTAATAAACGAAGAGGAAATATTTAATAAAAGTATGGTGATATAGAAGATCAGATCGACTACAGTCGACATGGAGATAAGAAGAAAAATGCAAAACTCGAAAACGAAATGACTAAAATCCAGAACGAAATTAGCAAATACGACAAAAAGTATAGATAAGAACTGAGGAGGTAAATCAAAATGGAATTATCGTTTAGTTCCCGTCTCAAACATGCTTGGGACGTATTCAGGAACCGGGAACCTACATATGATTATCAGGACACCGGTCCATCGACTTCGTACCGTCCAGACCGTATAAGGTTGACTGGCGGAAACGAACGTTCAATCGTAACCTCGATATTCAATCGAATTGCATTGGACGTTTCATCTATTAACGTTAAACATTGCCGAATCGATGAGAACGGTAGATTCAAAGAGCAGATCAATTCTGATTTAGACAACTGTTTGAATCTGGAGGCAAATATTGATCAGACCGGACGAGCGTTTATGCAGGATGTCGTCATGAGTATGCTAGATGAAGGCTGTGTCGCGATTGTTCCAACTGATACAACTCTTGATCCAACCGTCACAACATCTTACGATATTCAGTCTATGCGAACCGGTAAAATTCTCGACTGGTATCCCAATCATGTTCGGGTGCGAGTTTACAACGAGAAAACTGGTAAACAGGAAGATATTAAACTTCCAAAGAGTATGGTAGCAATTATTGAGAACCCATTGTATGCGGTGATCAATGAACCGAACTCAACGATGCAACGATTGATGAAGAAACTTGTATTATTGGACGCAGTTGACGAAAATACTCGGTCTGGAAAACTGGACATGATTATTCAGCTACCTTATGTTATTAAATCAGATGCTCGTAAATCGCAGGCAGAGAAAAGGCGTAAGGACATTGAGGAACAGCTCAAAGGACCGTACGGGATCGCTTATGTCGACGGTACCGAAAAGATTATTCAGCTTAATCGACCAATTGAGAATAACTTGATGAAACAGATTGAGTATCTGACAAACTTGTTATATAGTCAGCTTGGCGTTACAGCAGAGGTTCTGAATGGGACAGCTGACGAGAAAACAATGCTGAACTATAACAATCGTACAGTTGAGCCGATTATCTCAGCGATTGTGGACGAGATGAAGCGGAAGTTCTTAACAAAGACCGCTAGATCACAGTCACAGACAATTCAGTTCTTCAGAGATCCATTCCGTTTGGTACCAGTAAACGATATTGCAGAAATTGCGGATAAGTTTACACGAAACGAAATTCTCACAAGTAATGAGATTCGACAGATTATTGGCATGAAACCATCCGACGATCCGAAGGCTGACAAACTGATTAACAGTAACCTAAATCAGCCAGAAGAAGGCATGACTGAAATGCCAACAGATGAATCTTATCAAGAGGAAGCACCACAGGATGAATCTTATCCAGAAGAAGAGTCTGTAGAGGAACCATCAATCGACGGTAATACACCAATTTCCAGTCTACCACCAATTGATGAGTAAACCGTATTCTAGTAGATCGATGCATTTGTGAAAAGTATAACTTAATAGAATTGTAATAAGAGAGAAACCATATTACGAATTTGTTAGGATTGCTAAGCACAAAGAAATCGAGATTTAGAATGATACATGTAACTAGAAAACCAAGTATTCATATAAACATAGGAGGTAAAAATCAAAATGGGTAAAAAGTGCGACTGTTCTGGTTGGGCAACTCGTGCGGATATGCTCTGCTCAGACGGCAGAACCATTCGTAAAAATGCCTTCGCAGAATGTGACGGGTTAACAGTACCTGTTGTATGGAACCATGAACACAATAATGTGAATGCCGTACTCGGACATGCATTATTGGAAAATCGTGACGATGGTGTATACACATACATTACGTTCAACGATACAGATGCTGGTCAGAACGCGAAGTTACTGGTGCGGCATAAAGATGTAGACCGCTTATCAATTTATGCAAATAAACTGAAACAGCGTGGTGGAGATGTCATTCACGGAATCATCCGAGAAGTCAGTCTGGTATTAGCTGGTGCCAATCCAGGTGCCGTAATCGATACTGTACTGATGCATGGAGAAGATTCCGAAGAAGAAGGATATATCAGATCTGGAGAATACATCGAGAACGTTGATACTCTGTTCCATGCTGAGAAAGCGGACGAAGAAAAGAAAGGAGAACCAGAAATGGCAGAAGAAACAAAACAGCCGTCAGGTAAAGACGACGGTGAAAAAACTGTTGCAGATGTATTTAATACACTTACCGAAGAGCAGAAGACTGTTGTATATGCAATGATTGGTCAGGCTCTGGAAGAAGCTGGTGTTGATACCGGAGATGACGAAGAAAACAATGAAGAAGAATCCAAGAAAGAAGTAAAGCATTCAGCAGACACCGCAAAAGAAGATGATAGCACTTCCGATGACGATGAAACAATTGCAGATGTATTTAACACACTGACTGACAAACAGAAGACTGTTGTATATGCAATGATTGGTCAGGCTCTGGAAGAAGCTGGTGTTGATACCAGAGATGACGAAGAAAATGATCAGGAAAATGAAGGAGGAAACAACACTATGAAACAGAACGTATTTGATCAGGAGACAAACACAGAAAACCAGGAAGTTCTTTCACACTCTGAAATGATGGAGATCTTCGACGAAGCTAAGAGAAACGGAAGCCTTGCTGACACTGTTCTGCAGCACGGAATCACAAACATTGACTACCTGTTCCCGGATGCTAAAACTATTGACAATGTACCAGGATTCATCAAGAGAGAAGATGAATGGGTTGCAGGTGTAATGTCTGGAGTACATAAAACACCGTTCTCTCGTATCAAATCTATCTTCGCTAACATCACAGCTGATGAAGCAAGAGCAAGAGGTTATGTGAAAGGTAACAAGAAAGTTGATGAGGTATTCAGCCTGCTGAAACGTACAACAACTCCGACAACCATTTACAAGAAACAGAAACTGGATCGCGATGATGTAATCGATATTACAGACTTCGATGTAGTAGCATGGCTGAAGACAGAAATGCGTATGATGCTGGATGAGGAAATCGCTCGTGCAATCCTCGTTGGCGACGGAAGAGAAGCCCATGTTGACGACAAGATCAACGAACAGAATATCAGACCAATCTGGACAGACGATGATATCTACACAGTTAAGGCAACTATTCCGATCACAAAATCTACAACAGCTGATGAGAAAGCAAAAGCATTCATCAAAGCTTGTATCAAATCAAGAAAGAACTACAAGGGTTCAGGTAATCCGGTAATGTACATGTCTGAAGATATGCTTACAGACTGCCTGCTTCTTGAAGATGTAAACGGTCGTGTGATCTACGATTCAGTAGACAAACTTGCTACAACTCTTCGTGTATCCAAGATCGTAACTGTTCCGGTTATGGAAGGACTTGAAAGAATTAAAGGATCTAATACACATCTCCTTGCAGGTATCTATGTAAACCTTTCAGACTACAATGTTGGTGCCGATAAAGGTGGAGCTGTAAACATGTTCGATGATTTCGACATTGATTACAATGCTCAGAAATACCTGATCGAAACACGTATCTCAGGAGCTATGATCAAACCATACGGAGCTGTAGCAATCGAGTTCGTAGGAGCAACATCGGATTTAAAGTAAGCGTCTCCGTTTCCCCTGTCGACGAAGGCGCAGATCTCCTCGGTAAAAATCCAGAAGATCTTCAGACAGGCGTTAAAATTGGATCAGACTCAATCACCGGTACACTGAAACATGTAAGCGGTTACACTGGATTTAGCTCTAAAACAGAAGAACAGGAAGGAAATTATCTTGCTCTGAAATTCGAAGTTGAACCAGCCGATGCAACCACTACGGTAGAAATTGTTAACGGTAAGAGCGGTCCAGTTACACTTGATGAAGACATGTTGTTTGTCGGTCGAATCGCCGATAAAGATACACAGTCTATCAAAGTTACAGTTACAAGCGACGAGTGTATTAAAACAAAGACCTATAATCTGAGTGGACTGACACTGGAAGTAAGTAACGACTAACTTCGAAATGGAGGACTAGATTATGGCGAAATGGTATGGGAAAGTCGGAATTGCTGACACTGTGGAAGTTGAGTCCGGCTACTTTGAAAATCAGGTTGTCGAGCATCCGTGCCAGGGAGACGTAATCAGTAATCGTTGGAAGAGACAGAATTCAGGTGGGATCAACGACGATATTAATCTATCAAACCAGATTAGTATTATTGCTGATCCCTATGTTTTATATCATTATTCGACGATTGCTTATGTGGAGTACATGGGGACGAAATGGAAAGTCACTGATGTGGAGGTTCAGTTCCCACGGCTCATATTAAATGTAGGGGGTGTCTGGCATGGGAACACGAGTGGAACTACAGAGTAAATTAGAAGAATTGCTCGGGTCTAAGAATGTTTATTATCAACCACCGGAGTCGTTGAAAATGAGCTATCCGGCGATTGTATATTCCAAAAGTACGATCAGTAAAACACATGCAGATAACGCAGCGTATCGTATGATGACCAGTTACGATCTTACGGTTATTGCAAGCCGACCAGATAATCCGGTGATTCTTAAGTTACTAGAGTTACCATATTGTTCTTATGACAGACTCTACAAATCAGACAACCTATATCACGATTCATTAACACTATATTTTTAAAGGAGGATAACCATCATGGCTAAACTTGAATGGGATAAAACTGGCGAACGTTTATATGAAACAGGTGTGAGTCAGTGTGTATTGTATGTGCAGGAAGGCGGAGCATATCCGAAGGGTGTTGCTTGGAACGGTATTACAACCGTAACAGAAAGCCCATCTGGAGCAGAAGCTTCACCAATCTACGCTGACAACATCAAATACCTCAACCTGTTATCAACAGAGGAATTCGGGGCAACTATCGAAGCTTACATGTATCCGGAAGAATTCGAAGCATGTGACGGTACAGCTGAAATCGCAAAAGGTGTTGCTATTGGACAGCAGAAACGTAAAACATTCGGTCTTTGCTATAAGACTCTGATTGGTAATGACGTTGACAGTAACGAACATGGCTATAAGCTGCACATCATCTACGGCGCTCTTGCTGCTCCATCTGAGAAAGCATACGCAACTGTAAATGACAGCCCGGAAGCAATTACATTCTCTTGGGAGGTAAGCACAACCCCAGTTAATGTAACAGGCGGAAAACCAACCGCATCTCTTGTGATCGATTCTACAAAGTGCAATAAAGAAAAACTTGCAGAACTTGAGAAGACCCTTTACGGTGACACAACTGGAGATGGACCGCGTTTGCCACTTCCAGACGAAATTGCCGAAATGATGAAAGACGCAGCAGTCTAAGAATTAGGCAAAACAAATCAAAATAATTTTAGAGGCCCCATTGTCACAGGTGGGGTCTTTGTTCTAATGAAAGGAGAACTTATTATGTTAAAGAAAGCAATTACTTACACAGATTACAATGGAGTAGAAAGAAAAGAGGACTTCTATTTCAACCTCTCAAAAGCGGAAGTTATGGAAATGGAACTTGGTACAGAAGGTGGGCTGTCTGACATGATTCAGAAGATTGTAGCTGCTCAGGATATTCCAAGCATCGCTAAAATTTTTAAAGATCTTATCTTGAAAGCATATGGCGAGAAGAGTGCTGACGGTAAACGCTTTATTAAGAATCCGGAACTGTCGGAAGCTTTTTCTCAGACAGAAGCATACTCAGAGTTGTTTATGGGATTGGCAACTAATCCGGAAGAAGCGGCTACATTTGTAAACGGTATTATGCCTGGGAATATTGAGGGGGCAAAAGATATGCTTCCAGGAGCTACTGATTAATTAAGTGTAAGATCGGAGGTTGAGACGAATGCTTCAAATCACAGTGCCTGAAAAAGAGATTTACGATGAATCTACCAACGAATTCATCACTGTAAAAGAATGTACGTTACAACTGGAGCATTCCCTCATCTCTCTTTCAAAATGGGAATCGAAGTGGTGTAAACCCTTTATTCATACTCCTGATAAAACGGTGGAAGAAACCGTCGATTATGTGAAGTGTATGACCATTACACAACATGTGAATCCGTTGGTGTATCAATGCCTCACATCGAAAAATATTCGAGAAATCAATCAGTATATCGAAGCTCCGATGACCGCTACTACATTCTCTGACGATAGGAATGGAAAGCGAAATCGAGAGATTATTACTTCGGAGATATTGTATTATCAAATGATTGCACTAAATATTCCATTCGAGTGTCAGAAATGGCATTTGAACCGACTTATTACGTTAATACGAGTTTGTGCGATTAAAAATCAACCTCCGAAGAAAATGAGTAAACAAGAGTTAGTAAGTCGAAATCGAGCATTAAATGCAGCTCGAAAGAAACGATTAAACAGCAAAGGTTAATGAAGGAGTGAATGTTATGAGTATGAATGGAATCGACATTGCTAGCTATCAGGCTGGCATTAACTTGACAGTTGTTCCATGCGATTTTGTAATTGTGAAAGCTACAGAAGGTACTGGGTATATGAATCCAGATTATACACGAGCTTATGATCAGGCGAAGTCAGCAGGTAAATGCTTAGGAATCTATCACTATGCAAGTGGTGGAAACGTACAGGCAGAAGCGGATCATTTCTTAAAACAGGTTGGAAATCGTGTAGGAGAAGCCATTCTTATCTTAGACTGGGAATCTTACACTAATCCAGCGTTCGGTGTAAATGATCATGACTGGGTTAAAACTTGGTGTGACTATGTTGCTTCTAAAACCGGAGTTAATCCGATTGTGTATGTTCAGCAGAGTGCCATGAATCGACTTTCTGGAATTGGAAACTATCCGCTTTGGGTAGCTCAGTATGCTGATATGAATCAGACAGGTTATCAGGATCATCCTTGGAACGAAGGAAATTATACTTGTGTAATGAGACAGTATAGTTCTTGTGGTCGATTGAATGGTTGGGATGGAAACCTGGATCTGAACAAATTCTATGGAAGTCGTGAGGACTGGAATAAATACGCCGGTAAAGGAATCACGGTGACTCCTAGCAAACCAACATCCACAGCTCCGTCCGGTTCTACACTGGATTTAGCAGTTGGGGTCATGCAGGGTAAATACGGTAATGGGGATGCACGTAAAGCTGCTCTCGGATCACGATACAGCGAAGTACAGGGATTTATTGATCATATTGCTGGATCTTCTGCACAGACTTTAGCTTCAGAAGTAAAAGCTGGAAAATACGGAAACGGCGATACACGGAAGATTATTCTTGGCAGTCGCTACAACGAAGTACAAAACATTGTGAATGGTTCAGTTGCTCAGTATTATACAGTTCAGTCTGGTGATACGCTTTCTGGTATCGCATCGAAGTATGGTACGACTTACCAGAGAATTGCGCAGCTTAACGGAATCGCAAATCCGAACGTGATCTATGCAGGACAGAAGTTGCGTGTGAAATAACGGAGGTATCAGTATGATAAGTTTCAGACATAAGGGGGATTTCAGTAAAGCGACTCATTATTTCGAACGACTTAATAAAGTGACAAATCTTGAACAGGTTCTAAGTAAATACGGTCAAATGGGTGTATCTGCCCTTGCGTCTGCAACTCCTACTGATACAGGTTTAACGGCAGCATCTTGGTATTACGAGATTGAACATCAAAATGGAGGAGTCACTCTATCGTTTAAGAATTCAAACATAAACAAAGGAGTTAACATCGCTATTATTTTGCAATATGGTCATGGTACAGGAACTGGCGGATGGGTACAAGGGAGAGATTACATCAACCCTGCGATTCAACCAGTGTTTGATAAAATTGCAGATGATGCTTGGAGGGAGGTTACTAAAGTATGAGTAGAACAGTTGATGAACGTGTTTTGTCGATGCAATTTGACAACCGTCAGTTTGAAAGTAATGTACGGACGAGTATGTCCACTCTCGAAAAGCTGAAACAAAGTTTAAAGCTCACAGAAGCTTCAAAAGGACTTGAGGGAATCAGTAATGCTGCCAAACGTGTGGATATGTCACCGATGGCTAACGGTATTGAGACTGTAAGAATGAAATTCTCTGCATTGGAAGTTATGGCAGTAACCGCTCTGGCTAACATCACGAATTCGGTAGTGAATACGGCAAAACGAATGGTTTCCGCAATTACGATTGATCCGATTAAAGATGGTTTCGCAGAGTATGAAACTCAGATGAATGCAGTCCAGACTATTCTGGCAAACACACAAAAAGAAGGTAGTAATGTAAAAGTTGTAAATGCTGCTTTGGATGATTTGAACCGCTACGCTGATAAAACCATTTATAACTTTACAGAAATGACCAAAAATATCGGTACATTTACAGCAGCCGGTGTAAAACTAGATACCTCAGTTTCTTCTATTAAAGGTATCGCAAACTTAGCAGCCGTATCTGGTTCGACATCACAGCAAGCATCAACTGCAATGTACCAGTTATCTCAGGCTATTGCTTCCGGTACAGTAAAGCTTATGGACTGGAACTCTGTCGTAAATGCTGGTATGGGAGGTCAGGTGTTTCAGGACGCCCTTATAAGGACCTCAGAACATTTACAAACCGGAGCCAAAGCCGCCATTGCTGCAAAAGGATCTTTCAGAGAATCACTCCAGACTGGTTGGCTTACGACGGAAGTCCTCACCCAGACTTTGGATCAGTTCTCTACCGCAGCAGATACACAGCAGGAATACGAAGAGGCCATTAAGAAATTTGTTAGTCAGGGATATACACAAGAAGAAGCCAAACAGATGGCAGACATGGCAAAAACAGCCGGCGATGCTGCTACAAAAGTCAAAACATTCAGTCAGTTAATTGATACACTGAAAGAAGCTTTAGGTTCCGGATGGACTGGAACTTGGCGAATGGTTGTTGGTGACTTCGAAGAAGCAAGAGAATTATGGACGTCAGTCAGTGATGTACTCAGTGATGCAATTAATAAATCGTCAGACGCTCGTAATAAGATTGTACAGGACTGGGTGGATCTTGGCGGACGAGAAGACTTGCTTGCTTCCTTTAAGAATGTTTTCGAAGGTATTCTGAGTATTGCAAAACCGATTAAAGAAGCTTTCCAAGATATCTTTCCGGCAATGACAGGCAAGAAATTAGCTTCCTTTACAGAAGGTCTTAAGAATATAACAGCTAAGATGAAAATAAGTGATTCCACAGCCGCCAAACTGAAAAGTACGTTTAGCGGTTTATTTTCTGTCGTCTCCATGTTCGGTAAGATTTTAGGAGGCGTGGCGAAAGCATTTGGTAAGTTAATCACTTCGGCGGGTGTAAAAGCATTGGTAGATCTTTTTCTATCCGCTACTGCAGCCGTCGGTGATTTCTTTACCGCTTTAAATAAGGGCTTTGACTCGAATGGATTCACAGGTGTGTTAACTACTATTGCTGGAGGCATTTCGAGCATTCTGAAAGCAGTATCTGACGCTCTCGGTAAATTCGGAAGTATGTTACCAAATGTAGGTAATGGAATTATCAAAGTCGTATCGAAAATATGGGAATCAATCAAAACTGTATTTGGTTGGATCAAAGACAATGTCTCTGGCGGTGACATATTTGCTGGTTTAGCTGGTGGTGGAATAATTGCTGGTATCATGAAAGTGGTTTCCATCATCAATCTTGTGAAAGAGAAAATCGAGGATTTCTTAGGTCCTGGAAAAGGTGTTAAAGACCAGTTTACGGAAACTCTCGATTCAATTCACGATTCGTTAGAGTCTTTCACGGCAGGTATTAAGGCAACCACGCTACTTACGATTGCAGCCGCGATTGGTATATTAGCCCTGTCTTTAAAAGGTATAGCTGGGTTAGAAGGTGCAGACATTGTAAAATCTTTATCGGCAATTGCAGCTATGTTTACGATGTTGAATGTCACATTCAAATCAATTAACAAAACACTGGATAAATATAATTCTAAAGGTCTTATTAAAGCAGGTGCCTCAATTTTACTAATCGCATTGGCTATGAAAGCATTAAGCAGTGCAATGGTCAAAATGGCTGGTTTATCTTGGAATGAAATTGCAAAAGGATTACTCGGTGTCGGTGTTGGTCTAGCTGAACTCTGTCTTGGATTAAAGGCTATCGACAAAGTGAAAGTTTCCGTATCAACAAGTATTGCAATGTTAGCTTTAGCCGAAAGTTGTAAAATCCTCGGTGACGCACTTTCAAAATTTGCAGGTTTGTCCTGGGGTGAAATCGCTCGTGGTTTAGTTGGTATGGGTGGAGCTCTTGCTGAAATGGTTATCGCTTTAAAATCGTTGAATAAAATCAGCGGGTTTAAATCAATTCTTAGTGGAACTGGTTTATTGATAGCCGTACAGTCGCTTAGTAAAATGGCGGATGGGCTTCAGAAGTTCGGTAAAATGTCCTGGGGCGAAATCACACGTGGACTGGTAGGAATGGGTGGAGCTCTTGCTGAGGTTGGAACCACAGTTGGTGTTCTCGGTAAAATAGCAGGTCTGAAAAGTATAGTTGGTTCTGGTGCCATCCTTATTGTAGTACAGGGTCTTGCTAAAATGGCGAGTGCATTCAAAAAATTTGCAGGTTTGTCCTGGGGCGAAATCGCTCGTGGTTTAGTTGGTATGGGTGGAGCTCTTGCTGAAGTAGCTACTATATCAGGCGCTCTTGGAAAGTTAGCAGGTCTTAAAGGCGTAGTCGGATCAGGAGCATTACTCATCGTAATTCAGGGTCTTGCGGATCTCGCTTCTGCATTTAAACAGTTTGCAGGTTTATCCTGGGAAGAGATAGCCCGTGGATTATCAGGAATGGGCGGAGCTCTTAGTGAGTTAGCCATTGCTTCTGGAAGTCTTGGTAAATTGGCAGGACTTAAAGGAATTATCGGATCTGGAGCTATTCTCATCATCGTTCAAGGTCTTGCTGATTTAACAGATGCGTTCAAGAAATTCGGTGGAATGTCCTGGGATTCAATAAAACAAGGCTTAGTTGGTATGGGTGGTGCTCTCACCGAACTGGCACTTGTATCGGGTCTTCTTGGAAAATTAGGAGGTCTTTCTGGTCTTGTTGGAGCTGGAACATTACTTCTTGCCATTCAGGGTCTCGGTGATTTGGCTGAGGCTCTCAAGAAATTCGGTGGAATGTCCTGGAGTGAGATCAAACGAGGCTTAACTGGAATGGGTGGAGCTCTCACGGAATTAGCCGTAGTATCAGGTCTTCTTGGAGGTCTTGGGGGTCTTGCTTCACTCGTTGGAGCGGGATCTCTACTTCTGGCAGTACAAGGACTTGGCAATCTCGCAGACGCATTTAAAAAGTTTGGAGAAATGTCATGGGGTGAAATCGCTCGTGGTTTGACAGCCATGGGGGTTGCTTTAAAAGAAGTCGCTGCAGGTAGCTTGATAAACACACTTTCGGGTCTTGGTGCATTATCGATAAGCAAGGTTGCGGAACCATTAGGTGATTTGGCAGATTCCGTTAAAAAATGGAATGGAGTTTCAGTTCCCAAAGGGCTCAGTAAGCAACTAAGCACACTTGCAAAAGGAATTAGAAGTTTTACATTCGACGGGTTAGGGGCCGCATCACTGAGTATAGCAGCACCTAGTATCGGAGAGTTGGCAGAATCTCTTAAAAAGTGGAACGGAGTAGTAATTCCTTATGGGCTTGAAAGCGGATTAAAACAGATTGCTAATGGAGTCAAAGCATTTACTTTGGCATTTGCTGGTGGTCTGTCTCTCAATACAGTTATTAAGCCATTGGGTCAGTTAGCTGATTCGATTAAGAAATGGGATGGGGTAACAATCCCTTATGGAATTGAAGATGGATTGAAGCAGATTGCCGGTGGAGTGAAAGCATTTACTTTAGCATTCGCCGGTGGTTGGTCTCTGGATGTTGTTATCGAACCATTAGGTAAATTGGCTGGAGCTATCAAGAAATGGAATGGAGTTGTGATACCGGACGGTCTTGAAAAAGGCTTGACACAAATCGCTAATGGTGTAAAAGCATTTAGCCTAGCTTTCGTAGGAGGTTGGACACTTGATGCAGTAACGGGTCCAATCGGTGATTTGGCGGGTTCGATTAAGAAGTGGAATGGGGTTACTATACCGGATGGACTCGGTAAACAGTTAAGCTCTCTCGCGAAAGGAGTGCGAAGTTTCACTTTTGATGGTATGGGAGCCTCAGCATTAAGTAGCTCTGCTGACGCTCTTGACACTTTAGCTGATTCTTTAAACAAATGGAGTTCAGTTCATATTCCAAAAGACACTACTGATAATCTAAGTGCGCTCGCAAAAGGAGTTAGAAGCTTTACTTTCGATGGCATGGGTGCTTCTGCGTTAAGTACCGCTGCCACAGGTATCGGTAATTTAGCTTCGGCTATTAAGAAATGGTCAGGAGTAACAATCCCAGACGGACTGGGGGATGGTTTAGCACAAATTTCGGATGGAGTTAAAGCGTTTACTCTGGCATTCGCAGGGGGTATGTCTCTTGATACCGTAACTGGACCTCTTAGTGATTTAGCAACAGCTATTCAAAAATGGTCAGGAGTAACAATTCCGGATGGACTCGAAAACGGTCTAAAACGAATATCTGACGGAGTTAAAGCGTTTACTCTTGCTTTTGCAGGAGGAATATCTCTGGATACTGTTACCGGCCCTCTTGGTGATTTAGCGACGTCTATTCAGAAATGGTCCGGTGTTACGATACCCGAAGGTCTTGAGAATGGTCTGAGATCAATCGCTAATGGAGTAAAAGAATTCTCCTTAGCTTTTGCAGGAGGACTGTCATTAGAAACAGTTGTTACACCTCTTGGTCAGTTAGCTGGTGCTATCCAAAAGTGGAACGGAGTAGTAATTCCAGAAGGTCTTGAAGGTGGTTTACAGCGAATAGCAACAGGAGTCAAAGCATTTACTCTTGCTTTTGCTGGCGGTCTATCTCTTGATACTGTAGTAGGACCTCTCGGTCAGTTAGCTGGTGCTATCCAAAAGTGGAACGGTGTTACTGTGCCGGAAGGATTGGAAACAGGATTACAGCAAATTGCTAATGGTGTTAAAGCATTCACTTTAGCATTTGCAGGAGGTTTGTCATTAGACACTGTTGTAGGTCCACTTGGTCAGTTAGCTGGCTCAATTAAGAAATGGGCTGATGTTACAGTACCTGAAGGTCTTGAGAGTGGATTGAGATCAATCGCCAATGGTGTTAAAGCATTTACTTTGGCATTTGCAGGAGGTTTGTCACTGGATACCATTGTCGGTCCACTTGGTCAGTTGGCTGGTTCGGTTAAGAAATGGTCAGACGTTACAGTACCTGAAGGTCTTGAGAGTGGATTGAAGCAAATCGCCAACGGTGTCAAAGCATTCAGTCTTGCTTTTATGGGTGGCTTATCATTAGATACCATTGTCGGTCCACTTGGTCAGTTGGCTGGGTCTATTAAGAAGTGGAACGGAATCACTATTCCAGACGGCCTTGAAAGTGGTCTGAAACAAATCGCTAATGGTGTCAAAGCATTTAGTCTTGCCTTTATTGGAGGTTGGACTCTCGATGCTGTAACTGGACCGATCGGTCAGTTGGCTGGGTCTATTAAGAAGTGGAATGGAGTTGTTGTACCAGAAAATATCGGAACACAGTTGTCTAATTTGGCAACGGGGGTAAAAGCCTTTACAGGTATCGAAGACATTTCTTCAACCGTTAGCAGTGTTAGTAAAATAGCGTTTGCAATGTCAACTTTAACCGGGGTTAGCTTCGGAACAGTCAGCACTGGCTTATCTGCCGTTGCTACCTCATTCACAAATTTTGCTACTTCAGCAAGTTCGTTATCAGGAATCGGTAACACCATTGTCACGAACATTATCATTCCTATTCGAAATGCGGGTACTCAGTTATCTGGGGCAATTAACACTATGCTGAATACCGCGGTCGCTAGCTTATCAAATTGTGCGACACGATTCGCAGCAGCTGGACAGCAAGCAGTTAACGGATTTGTAAACGCATTTTCGTCAGCTAGCCCAAGAGTGGCCGCAGCTACGAATGCAATGATGAGTTCTATGGCTTCATCTGTAACTGCAAACGGTGCCCAAATTGCTTCAGCTTTTAACATCATGATGAATTCAGCCGTGGCAGCAATTACGAGCAGACAGGGTATATTCATAACAGCTGGAGCAGCTCTAATGAATGGTCTTCGTGCAGGTATCGCATCAGGCTCAGCATCCATCGCTCCGACGGTATCTGCAATGATGGCTAGAGTCGTATCATTAGCTATGGCTCAGAGAGGACGATTCACAGCAGTTGGAATGCAGTTGATGGTTGGACTTCGCTCTGGTATTATGTCCGGAGCGTCGGGCATGATGTCCGCAGTTACAATGGTTATTACCAGATCCTATACAATGGTCTTATCAAGACGAGGACAGTTCACTGCAGCGGGTAGACAATTGATTGTAGGACTCGCTAGCGGTCTTCGTTCAGGTGCATCTGCGGTTACAGGAGCAATCTCATCTGCAATGAGCAGTTGTAGTGCAGCAATCCGAATGCATTGGGGTTCTTTCTATTTTGCTGGTATATATCTTGGACAAGGCTTAACACAGGGTATTGCATCACAGGAAACTGCAGCTTATAACGCCGGTTATCGGTTAGGCCAGAAAGCAGTACAGGGTGAGAAAGATGGTCAGAAATCAGCATCACCATCAAAACTGACGAAACAGGCAGGTCGCTGGTTAGGTGAAGGTCTGGTTATCGGTATGGATCAAATGGGCAAATCCGTATACAAATCCGGTAAATCCATGGGTGAAAATGCAGTAGATAGCATTACTGGTGCTTTGACAAGTATCAATGATGTTTCTGCAGCCAGTACATCCTTAACACCAACAATCCGACCAGTCGTGGATATGGACGAACTTCAAAATGGATCTAGCACACTTCGAATTGGAGCAGATCTCAGTGCAAGTCTGTTATCAAAACCGGTGAATACATTGCAGGAGATTGTGTCAAGTGCACAGGATAGTATCAATGCAAGTAACAACGAAGTGATCAAAGCGATTAACGAGTTACGAGCAGATCTGAATGCATTCTATTCAGGAGACGATACAGAATTAGCATTGTACATGGATAGCAAGAAAGTTGCATCTACTCTTGCAAAAGCGATGAACAGGCAATTACTCATATTACAGAAAAGGGGGTCTTACTAATGAGTTATCCAGATTTACCAAATAACCGTTTGATCGTGGATGGTACAGATCTGACTACGAAATACGGACTGATTCTGGCTGACGGCTATACATTGGACCCTCCAGAACCAAAAACTTATACGGTAGATATTCCAGGCGGAGATGGGGTGATTGATCTTACCGATTCTCTGCTTGGCGATACTGCCTATAAGAATAGAAAAATGGAACTTGAGTTCTATATTATTGGGCTAACTGACGCTCAAGAATTCGAAGCAAAGATGACTGACGTTAAACGTTATCTCCATGGTAAATCATTTGATTTCAGAATTACTATGGATCCGGATTACACGTATCATGGTCGATTTACAATTTCCGACGTTAAACACTCTATGTATGCAAACGGTGTTACTGGGTATTTCAAAGTTACTGTGGATGCAGAACCGTTCAAATATTTGGACGATCCAGTTTACAGAGTTAATGCAGTCGGTGGTAAGATTGTATACTTCGAAAGCGGACGAAAACGAGTCAGACCTACTATCGAAACGGATGGATTCCTGAAAGTCATCTTTAACAACAAGCTCTACACCTTACAACAGGGAAGTTGGTCAATCAATGACATCTTGTTTAAAGAAGGACTGAATGAGGTTTACTTCAATTCTTATGACGTAAAGAATTTGACTTGGGGTGAACTGAAAACGATGAGTGTTACTTGGGCTGATTTCAAGAAGAAGAGACTGTTTGAGTGGTACAAGCTTAATGGTGATGGTACTCAGGTAATCAAGACTTGGGAACAAGTAAAAGATTTGACCTGGGAAGATCTAGCTGATAAAACATGGGCAGATCTTACCTATATTGCTGAAGTTACGGAAAAGATTGAAGATGTTTATGTGAAGTATAAGGTAGGTGATTTATAATGCCGAATCAGACGGCGAAAATGCAGTTCAATACGTTTTTGGAAAACGACGTGATAGATTGGGAGTCGATTAATCAGAACTTTGAAAAACTCGATAATGTGGTTTTATGTATCGAGAGCGGTGAAAAAACAGCAGCATATTCGGGAGGAACTTCTGGCAATGCTACTTGGCGCTATAAGAAATACTCAGACGGTTCTATTGAGTTATATACGAAGATGGAATTCGATAACATCAAATGTAATGGCGGTTCATCATCTCCTTATTATTCAGGAACATCGAAAGTCATGTTTCCGTTTCAGCTCACCGCTGTTTATGATGTACAGATGCATTTGGCGTCTAACACAATCGGATGGGTATCTGATATCACTGGTAAGAGTGTAATTGATTATGTCATGTTCAGAGTTATGAGTACGGCGTATGAGAGCACGAATATTTATAAGCAGGTATTCATCAATGTGAAAGGCAGGTGGAAATAATGAGTACATTAACTGATCATTTGCAATTAGTGAAACCCGACTCGACTGATAATATATCCCCTAGTCAGTTTAATGCTAACTTTGACATAATTGATAACGAAATTTTCGACCTTAAAACCGATTTTGTTATTGCAACTGGTACCCAAAACGGATGGACTTATAGGCGATGGAATAGCGGACTCATGGAATGTTACGCACGTATCGCTGTGTCATTCGTTCCTGGCATTAGTTGGGGTGCAATCTATCGTACCGAACCTAATTTATACAATCAGGAATATCCAGTACCTTTTATAGATACGCCAGTACTTGTGCGTTCTTTTGATTCTTCACAAGGAACATCCTGGGCGTTAGCATCTTCTGGTGCGTCAAAGACTAATACCGGAGGAACTATGTTTGCTAATCCCGTTAAGAACATAAAAGAATCCGGTTATTTATCGTTCTTCGCGCAGGGTAGATGGAAGGAGTAATCAGATATGTATATCGTAAAATACGGAAAGGAATACCTACATGACCCAAATGTAGATGATTGTCTTTTGGTAGACTTGTCATTGGATGCTGAAGAAAATACCTGTGGGTATTGCGATTTTACGATCTATCCTTCACATCCGATGTATAACAAGTTGAAAGAACGTGACGCGGATAATCCAATAACGGTTTATGACGGAGACGTTTTGTTGTTCACTGGGTTTATTTATGAACTTGGTAAAGAGTTTTATCTAGACGGTAAAGTGAAATGTAAGGGCGAGCTAGACTATCTCAGTGAGTCTATTGTACGACCATACTCCACACTTCAAAATGGATATGGTAGTCAACCTCCGACGAGTGTAAACGGATATTTCGAATGGATGATCAGTCAGCATAACGAACAGGTCAAAGACAATAAACGTTTTAGAGTCGGTATCAATCAAGGGGGTAGTCTGGACCCTAACAATTATATTTATCGAGAATCTACAAAGTATCCGACCACCTGGAAAGAAATTGGCGAGAAATTGCTTGATGATCTTGGAGGTTATCTCCGTATCAGACATGAAGGTGATACTCGCTATATTGATTATCTTTCTGAGTGGACTGATACAAATACGCAGATTCTCGATTTTGGTAAGAACTTAACTGATTATACCCAGACCGATGATTCAGAAAGTATTGCAACATTTGTTGTACCGTTGGGTGCTAGAATGAGTGATACAGAATATTCGTATAACGATGGTTATTATCAGACTACTGATAAGACTATGAGTTCTGAGAAAGAGTATTATACGAAATCGGATAATGGCTATACAAAAGTTAGTGATGACGTTACTTCTTTTGAAGCCGGTGTAACCTACTACGAATATTTAGAATTATTTGACGAGTCTAGTCTTTCTTTGACAATCACTGGCCTGGAAGATAAAGAGTATGATACTGAAGGTTATCGAAAATCTGGAGACATCATCTACTGTGATTCGGCTGTTCAGAAATATGGTTGGATTGGTGTTACTTATGAGAATACTGATCTTACCACAAAAGAGCAGCTCGTTTCGAAAAGTATTATAGCTTTGAAGGAATTGATTTCACCAAAACGAACAATTGAGATCAAGGCGATTGATATGCATTTGGTGAATCCAGAGTTAAAACCTATTAGAATCGGAGAGTATGTTCGAGTACGCTCAAAGCCTCACAATCTGGATAGTTATTTCTTATGTACAAGTATTGATTTGGATTTAAACAATCCAGAAAACAGCACTTATACGTTAGGAACAACATTTGATACTTTAACAGGCCAGCAGAATAAGAGAATTAAACTTCTCAACGCAACAATTAATCAGACTTATGAACAAGCTGAGAAATTGACTGAGAAAGAGAGACAAAACGCTCAATCTGCAAACGAGGCATTGAAGAAGTCAAATACTGCTACTGAAACAGCCAAAGATGCAAAGGATGCTGCTACTGATGCTAAGAACAATACAATTGTAAAAGTAATCGATGAGTATGCAGTATCTGACAGTACAACAGATCCACCACAAACAGGCGAGTGGAGTAGAGAACCTCCAGCCTGGGAAGAAGGTAAGTTCATATGGCGACGCTTTATCTATGTTTATGGTGACGGACATGAAGAAATAGGTAATCCTGCATTATCGACCGGTGGAAGTGGTAAGGACGGTGAGGATGCTGTCACACTAAGGATTGAATCATCAAGAGGCACTGTATTTAAGAATGATCAAGTTTCTACAGTTTTGTCAGTAGTAATTTATCAAGGTTCAAAACGAATTACTGATAGTGTCACGTTGAAGTCGACGTTTGGTAATTCTGCTTATTTACAGTGGAAATGGATGCGACTTGACGACGAGACTTTCGGTATTATCTCAGCAGGTGATTCAAGATTCAGTGACAACGGTTTCAGGTTTACTCTGTTACCAGATGATGTAGATACAAAAGTAACTTTTATGTGTGAATTAATAGTATAAAGGAGAAAATTCAAAATGGCAATTAAATCAGCGGATCAAATTACAATTGTTGACGTTACCGATGCCTACTCGGTCATGTTAACAAGTGATTCATATACATTTGTAGGAGGAGTCAGTGGTGTTGGCTCTGGTCAAGCTTGTTCAACAGAGGCAGTGGCATATTGTGGTTCAAATCAGTGTGCTGCTGTAAACGTAACAGTTGGAGATATTGTTTGTCCGACTGGAATCAGTGCGAAAGTTGAGAATAGTGGTACGTCTAAAGTTAAAATCACATTTACGACTACCGCTACCATCTCTACGTCATGCGAGGCAACGATTCCAGTAGTAGTTGACGGAATCACAGTAAATAAGAAATTCTCATTCGCAGTGGCTAAGGCTGGACAGAATGGTACATCTGTAACTGTAAAATCTACCTCTGTAACTTATCAGGTAGGAGATAGTGGTACGACAAAACCGACTGGAACCTGGGGTACTGATATTCCGTCTGTAAGTAACGGGAAGTATCTGTGGACGAAGACGGTTGTTACCTATTCAGACGGTAAGTCAACCGAGGCTTACAGTGTTTCTTACAAAGGAACTAATGGTACATCTGTAACTGTAAAATCTACCTCTGTAACATACCAGGCAAGTACATCAGGTACGACCACCCCTACTGGATCTTGGAGTCCTACTGTGCCTACTGTGCCAAATGGACAATTCTTATGGACAAAGACTGTTGTTACCTATTCGGATGGTAAATCCACAACTTCCTACAGTGTTTCTTATAAGGGGACTAACGGTGTTGATGGAGCAGATGCTATCTCTATGACAATCACAAGTTCAAACGGAACGGTCTTTAAGAACAATTCCGGAAGCACGGTTCTGACAGCACATGTATATAAAGGTGGAGTAGAACAGACAGTTACAGAAGCAGGTATATGCGGATCATTAGGTACTGTTAAATGGTACAAAGCTGGAAGCACCACAGCAGTCGCTACAGCTAATACATATACAATTTCAGCAGCAGATGTAGAAAATTCAGTAGTTATCACAGCACAGTTAGAAAAGTAGGTGATTGCTTATGGCAGTAAAAGCGAGTGTCCAGATTACTATTTCAAAAGTAATTGACATCTATGCGTGCTACCGTTACTACAAACTTCAATCATCAACTTTAGCGAAACCAGATAAGCCGACTACAAATCCTCCTTCAGGTTGGAGTGATACAGAGCCGGCTTATGTTTCTGGTTCAACCAATACATTATATTTTGTAGACTGTAATGTATATTCTGATAAAACGTTCAGCTTTTCAGAAGTATCCAAGAGTAGTAGCTACGAAGCTGCCAAAGATGCCTGGAACAAAGCAAACAATGCTCAGAATACTGCTGATAATGCGAGTAGCAAGATTGACGGGCTAAAAGTTGGCGGTAGGAATTTGGCTAAAAAAGGCTGTATAAAAAAATATGGAACTGCATCTAATACGTCGGTAAATGATTCAAACTTCCTTATAAACGGTGGCTTCACTTTCAGCAGAACCGCAGTTAAAAATGAAGGTCCTATGATTGATAATGGAATGCCAATAGTTAAAGGAACAAGCTATGTAACTAATTTTAGAATGAAATTTAATACTGATCAGGTATCGAGTATAACCATAAATAACGGGCATGGTCATATAAATACGAAAGTATATATTGATGATGTTTATAAAGGTACTTTTGATACTGCTATAGCATTTCCAACAGATTTAGCAGAGCATAAAGTAACACTATATTATACTGCAAATACTGACAGAAGTCCTGCAACCACAGATACCAGCACGGTTCATACAATTTTGCAACCAGATAAAACTGTCGCTATAGCTTATACAGCAACAGTGACATACTTTAAAACAGAAATAGGTAACAAAGCAACAGACTGGACTCCAGCTCCGGAAGACATGTTATCTAAGGACGAGGCAGAGGATATTTATACGACTCAGCTTGAAATGTCAAAGACCAACAGTGAGTTGCGCTTGGACTTTAATAAGTCAATCGCTTCAGCTACAGATGACATGCAGTCACAGCTCGAAGCAAGTAACTCAGCAACAAATCAAAAGTTTGGGGAAATCAACAAATACATTCGTTTTGTAGACGGAAAGATCATTCTTGGGGAAACCGGAAACGAGTTAACCCTGACTGTTCAGAATGATCGTGTTTCTTTCCAACAGGCAGGAAACGAGGTTGCATATTTCTCAAACAATAATCTTTACATCAAGAGAGCGGAGGTTCTCACGACGTTAAGGATTGGTAACTACGAGTGGACTCCTAGAAATGATGGGGGTCTTGCTTTAAGAAAGAGAGGTAACTAATGGGCGTGGGGAAAAGTACTTTTGCCTTTACCAGCAGTAGTATATCTATCAACGGTGGTTCGACTACCATCAATATTACACGAGACAATCAGTCTTATAGTCACAAATTATCACATGGATACGGAGATCTTGCGACATTAGCAGTCGGAACAACTTCCTATAAATGGACACCGACAGCAGACTCAATATCAAGTTTCCTGAAGGAGATTCCAAACCAGAAGAGCAGATTGATTGACGTCTATTTAGATACCTATAACGGATCAACTCGGGTTGGACGAGACGTACACGCATTGTCAGTTACTTTATCGGAAGCAACTGGTAAGCCATCTCTGAGTAACTTTGCAATTAATGATACCAATGCAACGACGAAAGGCTGGGGTGTGATTGTCATCGGAAAATCGGTATTATCAGCATCTCAGACCGCAACTGCCAAATACGGAGCAAGTATCGTGAAGACGGTTTATACCTATGGCAGCAACGAGTATTCCAGCATTACTGATCTAATTGCTTCTCTTCCGTTAACAACTACACCGAAGAGTTATACCATTGGCTGCAAAACCACGGATAGTAGAGGATTCGTTACGACAGCAAGCTTGAGTAAATCCTGTGCGAAATACGAAGCACCTACCGTTGATGCCTTTGAGTTGATCCGTTGCGATGCAGAGGGCAATGAAACAGAGGCCGGAACAAAAGTAAAGGCTATCGTGAAAGGTTCTTGGGCTTCCATCGGTGGAAAGAATACAGCAACTTTGAAAATTGGCTATAAACTTCAAAATGGAACTTCTTATACTGAAGAGGCGGTTACTGTAACGAACGGCACAGTTAATGTGGAGCAGGTTTTGAGTGCAACTCTGGATGCAAGCTCTGACTATCTGTTCAGCGTTTCACTTGCAGATGATATGGGCGTCACTTTCAGCGAGGATGGCATCGGTTTCTCCAATAGTAAGAATATTATGTATATATCTGCGGATGGAGAAGAATTGATACTTGGAAGCAGTTCTGAAGGAAATATCCTGATTGGACCAGGCCATGTTGATATCAGAAAATCTGAAGACGTGTTGGCTTCGTTTGAAGCTGAACGCCGGTCGTATGAGTCAGAATACAATCCGTCAACAACTTACAGCCGTGATTATGGAAAGATAGTGGGTAATGATGGTACTATCATATCATGTGGACATACTTACAACACAAACACAAGTGAAATTGCCGAAATTCTACAGTATACCAAGCCAGATCCGTATTTAACTGGTATGGAGGCTGGTGTTCAGATCAGTGCAACTGTGAACACTCCAGAAGAAACTTCCGGATCTCCTACTGGAAACGCCATAACAGATGAAGCATACATTCATGTTGGTGCTAAGAGAACCTATCGGAATAGCGTATATTCGAATATCGACATGCGTGCGGAATGGATACGTTTCTTTGGCAATCGAATGGTATTTTATCCAAATCAAGAATTCGGAATTGACGGCACACAGAATGGAGCATCAATAGGTTTCAAAGCTAAAAGTATCGGTTTTTATCCAACGGAATCGCTTACGTTAGGTATTCCAACTGTAACGGGAGATTGTAATAAACTAATAAACAATGGCACCTGGTATCTGGGAAATGGAAGTACCAATCGCCCGTTAGATCAGAACGGATGGCTGACATCAAAACTGTATTCAACTGATTATTGCCATCAAACATATATCACTTACACCGGAGACATATATCGTCGGATGATGCAAGCTGGTAAATGGGGTATATGGCAAGGCGGCTACGCGAATGTTAAGAAATTGTGGAGTGGCACTCTTTCTAAAGGTGGAAGCGTTACAGTCGCAAATTTGAGCTTGTTCGATACCTTTATTCTTGGAACATCTGACGGCACAGCGATGCTAATAGGGACTCGATATTATGATCCAAGCAATAATAGAGGAACAACCGTTCTTTTTACAGCAGGGCATGATGATGGTACTCGTAGTTACTTATACAAAGCAACTACGAGTATGAACGGTAATACATTTAAATTAACGTCATGTTCGGTGCATATATTGAATTACAATGGTTGTAGCGGAAATGCAGCTACAGTTAAATCATTATATGGGGTGATGTGATGTTTGTACAATTAAATGAAGAAAATAGAATAATTGGTACCGCTGAAGAAAATTGCTTTCCAGAAGATACGATTGTTATTGAGTTTAATTTTCCTGACAATTTTGATTTTAATACTCAATACGAATATCTGATTATAGATAATAAGTTAATAACATCTGAAAGTGAAGATGCTAAACGTTATCGTATGGAAACAGAAGAAATGGAAGCACGTGAAACGTTTCTTACAGAAGCACCAGATACATTATCAGATCAGGATGATGCGGTTTGTGCTCTATATGAAGAGAACCTGGCTATTAAGAAAACAGCGGCTGAACAGGATGATGCGATTTGTTATTTATATGAACAGATTCTGAAGGAGGACAAGACCAATGGCAATTAAAGCGATTATCAACGCATATGTAAGAAGAATCAAACGCGGGTCAATCACTATTGATGATGTGCCGGAAGAGATTCGAGAAGAAGTGAGAAAGGTATTAGAAAAATCAAAATAGGGGAGGTATTTTCATGGATTTTACAATTTTAACTGAACATTTTGTACTTGTAGTTATGGTTGCGTGTCTGGTAGTAGGATATATTATCAAACACGCAACTTTTTTATCTAAGATCCCGAACAACGACATTCCGGTAATCTTAGCGGTGATCGGTGCTGTACTGAATGCCGTGGTAAGTAAACCGTCTGTAGAATCAATTGTTTACGGAGCAGTAATGGGATTAGCTTCTACTGGTCTGCATCAGGGATTCAAAGGATTTATTGAAGGTAAAAATTCTACAGAAACCAAGGAGAACGAATAATGGAATTTACAATATCGACTGACCAAATTATATGGTTCTGTTCCTTTGTAGCAGGACTGTGGGGTTTGTGGAAAATTGTAAAAGAAGCGAAAAAACCCAACGACGATCTGAAAGCGAAAGTAGAGAAACATGATCGACTTCTGGGCAATGATAATCGACGTTTGGAAGAGATTGAAGCATCTAATCAGATGATCTTGAAGAGTTTATTGGTCATTATCAATCACGAGATAACCGGGAATGGTGTGGAGAAGATGAAGACGGTGAGAGATAGTTTAGAAGAGTATCTGATTAAGCGATAAAATTCAAAATGGAGAAAAGGGACCGAATCGCGTTGATTACAGCCCCTTTTCTTTTTCTCCCAGCCTTGCCATATAGCCATTGGGATGAAGTATGATCACGTGAATGGGGTGTGATATGACCCCAAAATTACTCGCACTTAAGCTTCACTCGAATCGTATACGGAGCCACGTGATACTGTAAGCCTTTTTCAGTATCCATTCCATACTTCTCAGCGTTCTCTTTTGAGATTCTTACAATCGGCGGACGGTCATATTCAATTCGTTCGATGATGCTCTTTAGATACTGATTTGTGATTTTAGCATCGATATCAGCATCCTCTAAAGCTTTCAGAGCATCCGTCGTTTTGATCAGCTCATCTTTATAATCGATGTGCTTTGGAGCAGAGTCTTTCGCTTTATCCAGCGCTCTATTAATCTCTTCTTTTTCAGCTAGTACTTTCTTATTCAACTTCTCGAAAATATGTTGAGGGAGGCGTTTATTTGGATCAGGGTCATATTGTGCTTCCCATTGGTCCTGTTCTTTTTGTTCAGCATCTTTAAGTTGTTTAGTGAGACGCTCTATTAGATCCTTATGCAATTTCAAAGAATCGTCTTGATCGTTCTCTATACGAACCTTAAAGTCTTCTATACAATCTCTTAAAACCTTACATATATAGTCTAGTACTTCGTTATAATCTACGGATCCTGTCTTACAATGAACCTGATTATTACATACGAGTTTTGGGGGAGCAAATTCAACCCCATTTCGATTGTATGTGTTATAGCCTATTTTTGATCCACATTTCGTACAAAACATAATTCCACTAAAAGGATTCTTTAGGCTTAGACTTTGTTTAGTACGGTGGCGTTTTCCCTTAATCATACGTGCTTTGTAGAAGAGCTCTTCTGAAATAATCCCATCGTGTTTTCCCTCAAAGACTAGATATTCATCGACTTTTGCTTTTGGCCGGAGCTTCTTAATCTCTTGATTCTCAATAACTTTAATAGTCTTTCTCCAGTTCCAGCGAACACAACCGATATAATGGACATTTTCCAAGATTCCGAAAATGATACTCGGTTTCCAAGTAGAGCAGCCTGTTTTAGTTTTAACACCTAGCTCTTCTAATCGTCTGCAAATAGTTGTAACACCGATATCGTCATTACAGTACCAGTTGAAGATCATACGGACCACGTCGGCTTGGTCTTTACGTTCGACTAGGGTAAAGTAGTTTTTCTTCAGCACTTCGTCATATCTCTCGACACGATCATAACCATAAGGAGCAACAGAACCCACATAGTTACCAGCTTTAACACTTGCTAATCGACCACGAGCTTGAATCTTTTTAAAATATTCGAGATATTCATTTCCTCGTTTTAGCTCTCGTTCAAAAGCATCACGGTCATATTCATCACGTAAATCATATATTTTCATCGGTGTGATAACGAAAGTGTTTGTATAACGAAGAAGACGAATCAGTTTCCCAGCGTCCTCTAAATCACTACGGCTAAGACGCTGTACATCGACTACGATAATTGCTTTGACTTCCGGGTTCTCGATATCTTTTAGCAAACGTGTAATTTCCGGTCTATCTTTTAAAGATTCCCCAGATCCGATTTCCATATATTTATTTTCTTCCGGAATGGAACCTCCAAGATATTTCTGCGCATATTCATCAATAATCTCACTGTGCTTTAGTAATGTTTCCTCGACAGATAGTAACGGGTCGTCCATTCTCGACTTACGACCATATTCTTTCGTTTGATAATAATAAAATTTCGGATATTCTTTGTACATTGGTGTTCTTCCTCTCTATGATGTTTAGTTTGTAAAAGTGTGTACTGCCCGAATTGAATCAGGAATCACCTCCTTTACGCATAGAAATTAAGAACTTTCCATACTCCATTAACTTCTCATGTTCTTCATCTGTGAACGGGTCCATACCGAATACCTTATGCCATGCTTCCACATGCTTCACATATTGTTCATTCATAGATGAGTATATGGCTTCTTCTTCGCCATCTGATATTTTGGTCGATATCATCTCTTTTGAACCCCAACCCATTAAATGTGCTGGAGTCGTATCCAGAGCTTCCGCTAACGGGTTTAGGATATCTAACGGTAAATTCTCAATACCTCCATTTTCGTAACGGTAAATAGTTGTGCGATTCTTCCCTAATTTTGCAGCGAGTTCTTCAATCGTGATACCTCTTCTCATTCTTAAAAGTTTTATTCGTTTTCCTATTGTCATTAACTTTTCTCCTTTCTGCTTAATCAATCATATATTAATAATTGCACATATGCAAACAAAAAGTAAAGTTAGAATAAAAATGTTGCATGATATGCGAAAAAATCTATTGACAGAAAAATCCCAATGATGCTATCTTTTTAATTGTTGCGTAACATGCAACTAGAAAGAGGTGTGTGCATTGAATGCAAATAAATTATGGATCAAGATCATTGAAGCGGGGATTACCATCGGGGTCGCGTTAGAAATATACGAACTATTATGCAACCCAGAAAAACTAACGATTGGTGATGCATTGCTGTTAAAAGAATTATTAAACTTAACAAACCTTGAAGCAATTGACATATTTTTATCATAGAGGTGTTATACATATGAAAACTTATAAATTTGAAAACGCTACGATTTATGTGCATGGCGAAGTAGATAAAGATGCGCTTAGAAAAGCAACGATTAAACTGGTAAAAGATTCTCGTAAGTATAAGGCAGAACGGAGGGCGGTTAAGTGATGTCTACCGTGATACGACCAGAAGTATCGAAGAAGAATCGTTATTGGATTAGTAAGCATCGGCATTACGAGTTGAAACATTTCTGTTTACAGTATGCCGATTGGAAGAAAACCTATTCATATTTGGATGGAAATACAGTAGCTGCTACGAACTTAGAGCGCTTACCGTCTGGAAATGAAGTCGGTGATCCTACAGCAGATGTCGCATTACAGAAAGCTTATTATCTAGAGCGAATTGAGTTAATCGAGAAAACTGCTGAAGAAGCTGATAAATACTTGAGTGATTACATATTGAAAGCTGTAACGGAAGGTATTTCGTATACGTGCTTAAAATTCAAAATGGAGATCCCATGTGGACGAGACATGTTCTACGACAGATATAGACGGTTCTTTTGGCTGTTATCGAAGATGAGGGACTGAAAATCGAGCTAGGAGAGATTAAAGGTTATTATCCGATTATTGATAATAAAACCGGTAAGGAAGTTGGATACTTTATGTGTGCAAACGGTAATAAATTAGCAGTACGATTCTTATCGTGGATGACAGATTATCGAGGAAAAGACGCAATAAAGCATACGATTAAATATTAAGTTTTAAGAGGGCTTGGGTTAATTGAACTCGGGCTCTTTTTTATTTGAAGACACTGAGAATAGGTTTGAGCACGCCAAAACAGACGCGAAATAAACAATTCCTCTTATGAAAAGGAGAGAAAACCGCTGAGGAAGGAACCTCATTGGACCCGAAAAATTACGAGGGATATAAAAAGCTAAGAAGTCGAAAGACCTGAGATTAGCCAATGAGATGTGGTTCGAGTCCACACGGCTCGTCCTTTTGTTTTCTCCAATACGCGAAAACTACACGTGCTGTTATGAGAAAGAGAAAATTACCTCGATTGGAAGAGGCCAAGCCGTAACAAGTATCAAATGCGGAGCAGGTTTAAGCCCTGTGATTCTCTTTCTTTTGTTTTCGCGCCAGAAACACGTACTGTTATGAAAACTATAAAACACATAAGAAAGGAGAATAAAATTATGGAAGTAGTATCAATGGAAGATTTCAAACGTGAAGCTAAACGGAGAGTATTCAAAGATAAGATCAACGCGAAAATTCAAAATGGAAAAGAGTGGATTGTGAGAAACAAAGAAGCAGTGATTACTCTTACGCCGGTTATTATCGGAGGTGTCACAACAGTATCAAAAGTTGTAGGCAAACGAATTAACTTACGTAAGCAGGAGAACTTGAAAGACTTGTATTGTTACGATCGATCTCTCGGACATTATTGGAGATTACGTAGAGAGCTTACAAATAGAGAATGGCTTGAGATCGATCAGCGTAAGAAAAATGGGGAACGACTTTCAGATATATTATCAGAAATGAAAGTGTTGAAGTAAATAAGATTATGAGTCTTGGAGAAATCTGAGGCTCTTTTTATTTACACGCGAAAATTACACGGTACGTT